TTGTATCAGTTCTTTTAATCATTACAAATTTTGGAGCTACTCCTAATCCATGACCAATCGTTGCTCCAGCAGAACCATTACCATTATACTTTATAATAGACACTCCTGATGTAGTATTAACTGAAGTGTATGTTGTGTTTATAGTTCCATCTGTGTTTGATGAACCTGCTCCGTTGGCAAGCCAATTCCAAGATACAAATGTTGAGCCATTACCTGTCATATCAGAACCCATAGTAAATCCATCTGAACCAAAAGTTTGTAAACCAATACTATTTGTACTTTCAGCATTAGTTCCATTGCTTATAATCATTTTTTGAACACCTCTTACTTTGTCATAAAGTTGATGGTCTCCTGCACCTGACCTACCTTTTAACCAAATCCAATCGGCATTAAATCCTGTGCCAGTAATATTTTGTGTTGAATTACCATCACCTGTCCAAAGCGTAGTATTAAAATAATCTTTTGCGTTTATTGAATAAGCCATTATTCGTTTAATCCTTTCGTTGATAGAGCAGTAAAACCAGTTGGTACATCATACTCAAATTTACCGATACCTGATGCATTACTTCCCTCAGAAGATATTGCATCTGTTCCAAAATATCCATTTCCTGTGTTAATTTTACAATCAGCATTAGATGTAGCACCACAAAAAGTGTAACTATCACCAGTTAAACTAATACCACCAGTATTTGTTGCTGGATTTGAGCTAACATTCCAAGTACCATTTTTTCCAAGAAAAAGTTTTTTATTATCCATATCTAAAGCTAAACAAAGTCTATCACTTGTACTCAAACTTCCTTGATTCCATTGTGCTGAAGAAACATTTGCACCTGAAGAATAAACAATACCATCATTTCTTACACCAACACTTTTATCTGCTGCATATTCACCCATATAACCACTATTACCTAATGTAGTTCTTTCTATGTCGCCACCATTTGTTAGACAGATTCCACCCCATTGAGAAGCACCTAATAAAAATTCTGCGTAATATTTTCCACTTGTTGCACCTATTGTACAACCTATTCTTTTATAAGTACCTGATGTTGTTCTGTAAACAAAAGTATTTCCGTTAGCAAAAGTTGCACCTGTTTGTGGAATTAAATTATTAAAAGTAGCAAATGAATTACTAGGACAATCTTCAGTAGGAGTTAGTGTACCATTAGCTAATGTAAAGTTGTTAGAATTAGATGATTGGTCTGTGATTGTGTTTCCATCTTTTAAAATTGTAAAACCATTATTTCCAAGTGTAAAACTAGGAGACGTTAGAATTTTCCATTCTCCAGTTGTAGAATCTGTTTCACCAAATACTGTTGGAGCTAAAGCTGTACCATCACAAAAATGAAAATGGGACATACAACCTTCATAACAATAGGTATTGTTATAATAACCACCAATACTTATAGTTGTACCACTTTCATTAATACAATTAGCAGCATCATTTAAAGGTGGGTTTGTTGATGAGGCAAAAATTGTTTCTCTTGTGCCATTGATATATAGTTTTACCCTATCACCAGCAGTTGAATCAGTTGTATCTACTGCAAGAACTATATGATACCAAGCAGAAGTGTCTCTAAATTTTCTATTTGTATTTATAGCAAAAGTATCACTTCCACTATAACTATTCCAAATTTCTAATACGTCTGAAGAATTAAACGCAATTTTAAATCTGTTATTAGCATCTACTCTACCATCAACTATGAAAGCATCTGAATAAGTAATTTTTCCTCTCTTTACCCAAAATGAAAATGTAAACTTGTGATTATCTGTTTGTGTTCCTACTGTTCTTGTTAATCTTGTATTAGCCATTAGTTAAATTGCGCTCCCCCCGTTGCTCCAAAGCTAGAAGTCATACTAAACTCTCTTGTTGTAGTTTGACTTTCTGCGTCAGTAATTCTTATTGTAAACGTATATGTAGTTGGTGTAGTTGAACTAGCACCAAAATCTGAAGTAGTCAACGCACCTGTAGAACTATTTAATGTAACTCCTGCTCCACTTAAAACTGATGTTGTTTCTGCAAATGTTATTGTACTATCTGATGATGCTGAAATAGTAGCTAATGTTCCTGAAAAATTACCAGCAAAAGTTCCTAATGAACCTGCTCCTGTACTAAACGTAGGTGCAGTAGATGCAGTTAATATTGCATTTGTACTTCTTGCAGCTCTACCATTTTCTAATTCTATTCTAACATAATAAGATCCTGATGCTAAAGTAACATTGACTGCAAGTGTTGTAGCATTTGTTAAACTAACTGTATTAGAAGATGTAATAGCACCTGTGTCTGATTTAATAAATTGTACTGTTGGTATTCCACTAAAATTTGTTCCTGTAATATTTATAGCTGTAGCTGTAGCTGGAGCAATTGTTTGAGATACATCTGCTACTGTTGGTACTGTAGGTTGAGGTACTTCTGCAAAAGATAAGTTACCTGAACCATCTGTTTTTAAATAATAACCATTAGTAATACTTGATGGTAAAGTTAATGTATAAGATTGACCAGCACTATGTGGAGGTGATTTAATTTTTACACCATGTGTATTAGCATGGCAATTTAATTGTATTTGACCAGCATTAGAACTGCCATCACCATTAACAGTTAATCCATTATAATTTGTTGTAACAGTTGCACCAGTTAATGTTTTAGATGCCATTGTAGTTGGTAATCTTGCATCTGCCATTGTGCCTGATGTAATAGATGAAGCTGCGATTGCTGCAACATTAAATGTACCAAATCCAACGATGTCTACAATATCGCCAGCAGTTGCACCTGAAGCTAATACAACAGATGTACCTGAAGTAACAGTTACGTCTGTACCATTAACTAATTTAACACCATTAAGATAAACATCTATAAAACTTGCATCATAAGCAAGTGTATTTCCATTATCGTCTGATCCTGTAAATGTAGTTTGACTACCTGAAGCTGTGTATTTAAATCTAGCTGATGTTCCATTTATTGTAGATCCAGCAGCTGCCCATCCTGATGATTTATAAACTTTTAATTCATTAGCTGTCGTATCAAAATTTAGGTCGCCAACATTTAATGAACTACTTGGAACTCCTGCTTGAACTCTATATCTTTCTGCAAAACTATTAACACCAGTTACATTGTTTGCAACAGTTGTAACATTAGCTGAGTTAGCTGCTAAAGTATCTAATCCACTTACTGCTGCAAGTGTGTTCATGTCAGATACAGCATCTGCTGTACCTAAAGTATTTAAATCTGATACTGCATCAGCAGTTCCTAGTCTGCCAATCTCAGTAGCTTTACTTGCTACTGTTGTAACTTCTGTAGCTTTTGGTACTAATCTATGAAATGTATAAGTGTTTAATGTAGTAGTTGTTTCTACTAAAATTCCAAAACCTGATGTTAAAGAAGCACTAGCTCCACAACCATTTATTGTTACTGTAGAATTTCCTACAGTTCCATTGGATATAGATACAACACCTGAACCATTTGCTGTATGTGTACTACCTAAAGTAGCTACACTAACAATAGTTCCTGCTCCATTATTAACGTCAGGATTAGCATTAGGAAAACTTGTTTCATTTGCTATTGGAACAAATCCTCCAACGTCATCTACTAAATCTATAACTCTTGCATCAATAGCAGCTGTTGTTGCTACTTTTGTATCTCCAGCTGACCATGAATCACCTGATGCAATTGTTTCACTTGAATCTTGTCTAAAGTATCTAGCATCTGAACCAGCTGTTGTTAATATTGTAACTTCATCAGGAGTGTGTGCAGCATGTTCAGAAGATGTTACTAAAACTGCATCTGCTATTTTACCAGCAGTAACTGCATCATCAGCTATTTTAGCTGAAGTAATTTGTGAGTCTGCAATATGTGCAGTATCAATAGATGCATCTGTATAATGTTCGCTATTAATAGCATCATCTGCAATTTTAGCTCCTGTAACTGCATCGGCAGCTATCTTGCCTGAAGTAACTGCTGAAGCATTTATTTTAGCAGCTTCTACTGCATTACTTGCAAGTTTAGCAGCAGTAATATTTGCGTCTATAACTTTTGCTGTTGTAACTGAATTAGTTTTTAAATTAGAAGAATCAATACTATCTGTTGGTAATGAATTATTTGTTTTAGTTAATATAGCTAAATAAATAACTAATGTTTCACTTGATAAAGAACTTGAATCCCAAGTTACGTTAACTGTTGTATTTGTTGAAAAAGATGTACTTGCTATTGTACCATAAATTGTTCCAGTAGAAGAACCTACTGCTTTAACTCTACGTCCTGCATGATAATGAGCAGTAACATCAGCACCATCTACTCTAAATGCTGTGCTACTTACATAAGTAAATGTATGTGCGCCATCACCATCACCATAGATAACCCATTGAGCATCATTGTACCATTCTCGCATATCAGCAGTAACAGCTCTAAATGCGTTATTAATATTTGAAGGCAACATACCTTCTGCAATAGACACACCTCCTACGGATGTATTATTACCTGCTGTTGTGCTATAATCTTTTATACCTGCCATCTATTCTCCTATAAACCAAGCATATGCTTTGTTATTTTCTGTATTCTTTTCATTAATTAATGTGTTAATTGCTTCTTCAATTTGTCTTTGAAAAAATTCTTGTGTTTCGAAACTATATCTTACGTTATCTATATCTGTTTTATCTGTCATCTTAACCCTGCTTTAACAGCAGTAATATCAATCCCTTGTCCATGACTAAAAGTCTTACCACTTGGTACTTTAACATTTGCTCTAAAGTATCTTCCTGATTGTCTTATAGGATTGATACCATTAGAGGTCATTGTTGACGAAGTAGATTCTACTTTTGCATCTGCTAATCTATTTCTAGTCTTAACTGTTACTGTAGCTTCAGCATCAACAATTGGTCTTACTCCTGTAATAGATGCTCTATGTCCAGGAAATACTTCTATTTCAGAAGTCTCTATCTCAGATTCATTTTGAGTTCCACTAAAAATTGCAGCATTGTAAGAGTTATTTATAGCTCCTAAAAACTTCTGTCCACCTGACCAAAAGTCAGTATCTAAAGCAATATTTATACTTTCTAAGTTTTCAGATATAGTGTCCATAAGCTCTACAGTATAAGCACCTACAAACTGACTAAATATAAAACTAGCATTAGTCTCAGCTAATGACCATTTTTTAGTAGCATAGTTGTAGATAATAAGCTTATCACATATTCCTGATGTATTAGATGCATTAGAAGCTGAAGGATAAAGCCACATATCCAGTTGATTAAATGGATCTACAGCTGCACATATTCTATCAGAAAATGCTTTGTTAAGATCTAGATCAAAAAATCTATTAACTTTTTCAGCACCTATTGATAATAAGTTATCACCTTGAATTTCATAAAATCCATCGTCAGCATAAAAGAAAACTCGTCTATTATCTTGTGCTACAGTTTTGCCATATATAGCTCCTCTATTAGGAGATATTACTGATAATCTAAATACAGTTGCTCCACCAACATAATCCATACGAATGATTTGGTTTTGTCTAAATACATAACCATATTCACCTGAAGTTATAGCTACGATTTCACCACCTGATCCTGGAAGATCTTGTTGATCAGCTTGTTTAGTTCCTGATAACCAAGTAGTAATATCATTGATTCCAGACCATTGTATTCTATTTTGATTTGTTGGTTGGTTTCCTGTTACTAAGAAATCTCTTATAACTCCTGAAACTCTAAATGTTGGAACAGTACCTGCTGTTTGTATTGCTGAAAGATTAGCAAAATTAGTTGATGTTCCCATTAAATAATATTGAGGTGCATCTACACCATTACTCGCAATAATGTAATTACCAAATTGTGTAAATGTCCAATAATCAGTATTAGTTCCTGTAAGAGATCCTTTTCTAGAAGTAAATGCTCCTGAAGCTAATTGATATATATTTGTATTTTTAGCAACAAAATTAAATACATTACCTGCATTATCTCTAAATGAACCACCACCTCTAGCATCAGCTCCAATATTATTAGAACTATATTCTACTAATGAAGGAAATCTTTTATAAGAGTTTAATGCATAATAAACATTAGTTGCTACATTAGCTCCTTTTTTATCATGTTCAGGTTGATCAGGTAACCATTCACCAAAAGGTATCTGCATTATTTTCTCCTATAGAATGATAGATCTGTACTTACATCTGTTCTTTGAACAACAGGTGCAGAACCATATGAATCTTGTTTGTCATTATTCTCACATCTCTCAAGAGCTGCTGAATACATACCTAGCCATTGTTGCGTTTGGTTAGGGTCGATCCCACCGATAAAATTACTGGCATGATATAACGACCCATATAAATAGATAGATGGATGACTTGCCAAAATATAGTTAGAGGTATCGCTATCAGACAAAGCAGTAAAAGCTTTATAATATTGTAGCTTACCAGTATAACTCGTATCAGGTTGGGGTGCGAATCTAAAACTTTCAGTACCATTGTCTGACTCTATAGTATACGTTCTAGGCATACCTGAAGTCGAACCTCCTTTTATTTCAAATAAATTGCCTGGAGTTATATATTCCAAATGATATTTAGTACCACCTGATAATATATGAAATGATCTAGCACCAATAAAACCTGTTGGTACAGTAACTAATTCTGCGTTAATAGTTACATCATCATTCTGTTCCATTTGTCTTATACGTAACTTAGCATTAAAATCAGCTTCAGTAAGTTTTATAAAATCATCTTGTATCTCAGTTGTTAAATCTGATCTATTTAAGAAATTTGCTATTGATGATTTAAGTTCTGTATATGTTGATAATGCCATTACATTCTTCCTGATGCTGTTCTAAAATAACGATATTCGTTACTATTAAGTTTTAACTTTAAAATTTTTGTTCTTTCTGATTTGGGTATTTGCCACCAATTATTAGTACCATTATATTCTCTAGCCCATAGTTCTAAAACCATAGTTGGTATACTAGCTACACGTTTAATTTCTTTAGTCTTAGAATATCCGTCATTAAGATTATATAATCTTTTATTCTTTTGTAGAATAGGATTAACTTCTTGTGATCTTTTAACTGTTACTTTTCCATCAGCTTCTACGAAATATTTGGTTCCGTCAGATTCCTGATCTCTTAATATAGACATTATTCACTTAGTGTAGTTACGTAAACATTGGCAGAACCAATGGCAGCTAATTTTTCTCCAGGTGAAACTTTAAAATATTCATAACTTTTTGCTTCTAAAAATATTTTAGATGATGTTGCAGTTGGATTAACTCCAAATTCTACATGAACATCTGCATCAGATATTACTCTAACGTATTCTATATTAGCTTCAAAAGCAGCAGTCTGTGAAGATGAACCACCTGAAGCAAGTTTTACAGTTGTAACTGGTCTCATTGCTATATGCATTTGTATTTCCTTTATTTTATTGTTAGGGGAGATTGCTCTCCCCTTAATTAATTATCTTCTTATTACGAATGTAACAAGACATTTTTTAGCTCCAGTAGAGCCACCATCTGTAATGATTTCAAGTGTACCATCTTCTTCTACTCTGTTAGCAGCAGTAGGTGCAGATGAATCTACAGTTCCAGCAGCTGATCCTGAATGGGCGACAGTAATGCCACCACCAGTTATAGCTGTGCCACCAATCTCAAAAGATAATGCAGCATTACCACCTGATATAGCACCTTGTAGAGCAGTAATAATTTTTATTACTTTTCCACCATCAGGTACTGCAACAAATGTAGAAGATGCTGTACTAATATCTTCGATC